TCATTCGGCGTGTTCGCCCTCGCGGAAGGCGCTGTCGGTGATGCGCTTCAGGAGTTCGGCGTAGTGGGCGAGCGTTCCGACGTGGCCCCAATGCACCTCATCGGGATGAACATCGAAATGCTCGTCGCTCAGGGCGGCAAGCCGCGCCAGCATGGCGTCGATCTCGACCTTGCGGGCGATGAAGGCGTCGAGGGCCTTGGCGTTTCGGGGTGCGCGGGTCATCGGAAATCTCCTTGGTTGGTGACCCCATACAGGCTCTGTCGGGCGCGCTTATCGAGGCAATAAGTGCATCAAAACATTATGGTTTCGGAGCGGACATGCAGGGCATGAGCGAGCGCCAGTACGCGTCCCATGTCGGCCTGTCGCGGGGCGCGATCCAGAAGGCGAAGACGTCGGGAAGGCTGGTCCTGCATGCTGACGGTTCGATCGATGCGCGGGCAAGCGATGCGCGCCGCGCGTCGATGACCGACCCCTCGAAGCAGCGGCGCGATGGCGGCGAAGCCAAGCTGAAGCCCGTTCCCGATGCGGCCTTGTCCGCCGTCGGCGACACGCTTCGCGAAAGCGGGATCGCGCCGTCTCCGGCTGGCGGCGGAACCACGTTCCTCCAGGCCAAGACCGCCAACGAGGTGCTGAAGGCTCAGGAACGGCGTCTGCGTCTGCAGCGCATGAAGGGCGAAGTCATCGATCGTGCGCGGGCAACCGCTCTCGTCTTTCGACTGGCGCGTGAGGAGCGCGATGCTTGGGCGAACTGGCCCGCGCGGATCGCGGCGCTGATGGCAGCGGAGCTCGGCCTCGAAGCGCACGCGATGCAGAAGGTTCTGGAGACCCATGTCCGAGCGCACCTCGCCGATCTCGCCGAGGTCGCCACAGACTTCCGATGAGCTGTTCGCTTTCGAAGGCGTGGATGCGCTCGTCCAAGCATGGCGCGATGGGCTCACGCCCGATCCCGCGCTCACCGTCTCGGAATGGGCGGATCGGCACCGGTTCCTGAGCCCGCGCGCTTCGGCCGAACCCGGGCGCTATCGCACGGACCGCACGCCCTACATGCGCGCCATCATGGATGCGCTATCGCCCGGCAACGCCGCGCGCCGCATCGTCTTCATGAAGGCGGCGCAGGTCGGCGCGACCGAGGCCGGCAACAACTGGATCGGCTATGTCATCCACCATGCGCCAGGACCCATGCTTGCGGTCCAGCCGACGGTGGAACTCGCCAAGCGCTTCTCGCGCCAGCGCATCGATCCGCTGATCGCTGAAAGCCCGGTGCTGCGCGAGCGCGTCAAGCCGCAACGCTCGCGCGACGCCGGCAACACGGTTCTGTCGAAGGAATTCCCGGCGGGGCTTCTGGTCATCACCGGCGCCAATAGCGCGGTCGGCCTGCGATCCATGCCGGCGCGCTACCTGTTTCTCGACGAGGTCGATGCCTATCCGCCGTCCGCCGACGAGGAAGGCGATCCTGTCGCGCTCGCAGAGGCCCGGACGCGCACGTTTTCCTGGCGCTCGAAGGTTTTCCTGACGTCGACGCCTACGATCCATGGCGTGTCGCGGATCGAGCGCGAGTTCGAGGCGAGCGACCAGCGGCGCTACTTCGTGGCGTGCCCGCATTGCGATCACCGCCAGTGGCTCCGCTTCGAGCGTCTGCGCTGGGAGAAGGGTCAACCGCATACGGCGCACTACTCTTGCGAAGCCTGTGAGGGTCGGATCGAGGAGCATCACAAGACGGCCTTGATGATGTCCGGCGAGTGGCGTCCGACGCGCGACGATGCGCATTCGGGAACCGTCGGACACCACCTCTCCGGGCTCTATTCGCCGGTGGGCTGGCTCTCATGGGCGGACATCGCCCGGATGTGGGAAGCCGCGCAGACGAGCGACGAAGCCAAACGCAGCTTCAAGAACGGCGTCCTCGGCGAAACCTGGATCGAGACCGGCGAAGCACCGGATTGGCAGCGGCTCTACGAGCGTCGCGAGCCATGGCGCATCGGCACGGTGCCGAGCGGCGGTCTGTTTCTCACGGCAGGCGCCGACATCCAGAAGGATCGTATCGAAGTCTCGATCTGGGCCTGGGGTCGCGGGCTCGCGAGCTGGCTCGTCGACCATATCGTCATTCACGGCGGCCCGGACAGCGCCGAGTCTTGGGCGGCTCTGACGGATCTCCTCGGCCAGACCTGGCCGCACGCCCATGGCGTTCGGCTGAGCCTGTCGAAACTCGCGATCGACACAGGCTTCGAAGCACCCGCCGTCTATGCATGGGCGCGCCAGCAGGGATTTGCGCAGGTCATTCCCATCAAGGGCGTCGAAAGCTTCAAGCGCACGGCGCCGGTGACAGGCCCGTCCTTCGTCGATGCGACGGAAGGCGGCCGGAAGATCCGCCGCGGCGCGCGGCTCTGGACGATTGCCGTCGCGACCTTCAAGGCCGAGACCTATCGGTTTCTACGGTTGTCAAAGCCGACCGACGAGGATGCGGCGGATGGAGCGCAGGGTCCGGCCGGGCTTGTGCACTTGCCCCAGGGTGTCGACGCCGAATGGGTGAAGCAGCTCGTCGCCGAGCATCTCGTGACCGTCACCACCAAGCGCGGCTTCCAGAAGCTCGAATGGCAGAAGGTTCGTGAACGCAACGAGGCGCTGGACTGCCGGGTCTATGCCCGCGCCGCCGTCTGGATCGCAGGAGCCGATCGCTGGTCGGAGGAGAAGTGGCGCGATCTCGAAGATCAGGTCGGCCCGCAGCCTGCGGAGACTGACGATACGCAATCGAACATCGAAGCCGGGCGTCTCGCCCGCCCAACCCCACCATCCACGAAGCGGCAGAGCGACTGGCTCGGCCCGCGCGGGAAGTGGTTCTGAGGATCTGTCATGGCCTGGACGACCGACGAACTCGATGCGTTGAAGCGGGCCTATGCCAGCGGCACGCTCCGGGTCAGCTATGACGGCAAGACCGTTGAATATGGCTCGGCGGATGACCTGCTGAAGCGGATCCGCACCATCGAGGCCGAGATCACGGCATCCTCCGGCGTGTCGCGCCCCATCGCGGGCTATGCCGGGTTCGGACGGGGCGACCGGTGAGCCAGATCACCTTCCTCGACCGGATGGTGGCGTGGGCCGCGCCCGAGGCAGGTGTGAGGCGGGCGCTCGCGCGGCGCAGCTTCGAGGCACTGAGCGCCAAGGCCCATGGCAATGCCCGTGGCTATGACGGCGCGGCCAAGGGAAGGCGCACGGACGGCTGGAAGGCGGCAGGAACATCGGCTGATGCCGAGATCGCCGCCGCCAGCGGATTGCTGCGGGACCGCATGCGCGATCTCACCCGCAACAATCCGCACGCGGCGAAGGCTGTCTCGGTGCTGGTCAACAACATCATCGGCAGCGGTATCATTCCGCGCGCTGCGACGGGTGACGCAAGGCTCGACGAGACGGTTGACCGGCTCTGGACCGATTGGTCCGCCGCCTGCGACGCCGATGGACAGCTCGACATCTTCGGGCTGCAGACCCTCGCCGTGCGGGAAATGATCGAGGCTGGCGAGGTGCTGATCCGCCGCCGCCCGCGACGTCTGAGCGATGGTCCGGCCGTTCCGCTCCAGATCCAGATCATTGAAGCCGATCTCCTGGACAACACCCGCAGCGGCGATCTCGCCGATGGCGGCCGGCTGCTTCAGGGCATCGAATTCGATCCCTTGGGCCGACGCCGCGCCTATTGGCTCCATGCCCAGCATCCTGGCGATGCGGTCGTCACCATGCGCCGACGTCTGGAGAGCCTCGCCATCCCGGCGAGCGAGGTGCTGCATCTCTACGAGAAGCAGCGCACGCAGGTTCGCGGCGTGCCGTGGGGCACGCCGGTGATGCGGGCGTTGCGCGATCTCGATGACTGGACGCAGGCAGAGCTGGTCCGCAAGAAGACGGAAGCCTGTGTCGTCGGCATCGTGCTTGGCGCCGATGAAGCCGATCAGGGCATCGCCCCGTCGGTAGTCGACGCCGACGGCAACCGCGTCGAACAGTTCGAGCCCGGATTGATCGCCTATGCGCGCGGCGGAAAGGACATCCGCTTCAATCAACCGGCCACGACGGCGGGTGTCGGCGAATGGCTCCGCGCGCAGCTTCACATCGTGGCAGCCGGGTTCCGCATGCCCTACGAGCTGCTGACCGGCGATCTCAGTCAGGTCAATTATTCATCGATTCGGGCGGGGCTCGTGGAATTCCGCCGCCTGATCGACGCCGTCCAATGGCAGATCGTGATCCCGGTTCTCTGCCAGCCCATGTGGGTCTGGTTCTGCCAGGCCGCATGGGCTGCCGGGAAACTGCCGCGGCCGGACATCGCGGTCGAATGGTCGCCGCCGCGTTTCGAAGCCGTGGACCCGCTGAAGGACGCGATGGCCGATCTTCTGGCGTTGCGCTCGGGCACCATGTCGCTGGCACAGGCCATCGCCCGCCAGGGTCACAACCCCGATGCCGTGCTCGCCGAGATCGCCGCGATGAACGCCAAAATCGACGCCCTCGGGCTCATTCTCGACAGCGATCCGCGGCGCGTGACGAAGACCGGCGTGATGCAGGCTGACGCCACCGGCCAACCCTACAATCCTGACAACTGAGCTTTTGCCCTATGACCCGAAACATCGACCTGCCACCGCTGACGCGGGCGGCGGACCTGTTGCCTGCGTCGATCGATGCGGCCGAGCGCACCATCGAGGTGGTCTGGTCCACTGGCGCCCGTGTGCGTCGCAATCCCTTCTTCGGCGATCCGTTCGACGAGGAACTGGCGATGGATCCGCGCGCCGTCCGTCTCGATCGCCTGAACGCGGGCGCGCCCCTCCTGAAGGTGCACGATGCCTCCGCGCTCGACAGCATCATCGGTTCGGTCGTGCCCGGCAGCGCCCGCATCGAGAACGGACGCGGCATCGCCCGTGTCCGCTTCTCCGACCGGGTGGAAGTCGAGCCGCTCTGGAAGGACGTCGAGGCCGGGCACATCCGTGCGGTCTCGATCGGCTACCAGGTCCATCGCTTCGAAGTGTCCAGGCAGGCAGGCGCACCCGAGCTCTGGCGCGCGGTCGATTGGACACCCTTCGAGATTTCCGCGGTGCCCGTCGGCGCTGATCCGGCAGCGGGCTTCCGCTCCGACGAAACGCTTCACCCCTGCGTCGTCCACCGCGCCGACGCTCCATCCAAGGAGAAAACAGCCATGGACGACGCTGTGACCGACAATGCCGAAACGCAGAACCGCCAGGCCGCGCCTGAAGCACAGGATCGCGTATCGAACACGCCGCTGACCGATGCGGAGACGATTGCCGCCCGCGCGCGCGATTCCGAACGCGAACGTGTCGGAACCATCTACGATCTTGCCGGCCGCCTGCACCTCGAGCGCAGCTTCGCCGACGATCTGGTCAAGCGCGGCGTCACGCTCGATGCGGCGCGCAGCGAAATCCTCGACAAGGTCGCCACCGATGCCGAGAAGACGCGGGTTTCGCCTCAGGTCAGCGTTCCGCTCGGCGGTCGCGATGAACGCGTCACCCGTCGTGACGCCGTTTCGAATGCTCTTCTGCACCGCTACTCGCCCACGCTCTTCCCCTTGAGCGAACCGGCGCGGGAGTATCGCGGACTGACCCTGATCGAGCTTGCCCGCGAGTTCCTGGCATCCGCGGGCGTCAATGTGCGCGGGCTTTCCCGCGACGAGATCGCCACGCGCGCCCTTCACTCCACCTCTGACTTCCCGGAAGTTCTCGCGGCCGTGACGGGCAAGACGCTCCGGCAGGCCTATGATGCCTATCCGCGCACCTACGTTCCCTTCTGTCGGCAGGTGCTCGCCACCGACTTCAAGGCGATGCACCGTGTCCAGCTCGGCGAAGCCCCGCAGCTCGTGAAGGTCAACGAGGGCGGCGAGTTCAAGCGCGGCACCCTTGCCGAAGGTCGCGAGAGCTACCGTGTCGAGACCTATGGGCGCGTCGTCGCGGTCACCCGGCAGGTCCTCATCAACGACGATCTCGACGCCTTCACCCGCATCCCGGCGATGTATGGCACGGCGATCGCCACGCTGGAGAGCAACGTGGTCTGGGGCATCATCCTGGCCAACGCCGCCATGAGCGACTCCATTGCGCTGTTCCACCAGAACCACGGCAATCTGGCGAACCCGGCCACCGCGCTCAGCGTCACCGCGATCGGCGCGGCGCGCGCGGCCATGGCCCGGCAGACGGGGCTCGACAAGAAGACTATCCTCAACGTCCGGCCCGCCTATCTCATCGTGCCGGCATCGCTCGAACTCGCGGCCGAGCAGCTTGTGGCGCAGAACCTCGTGCCTGCCCAGACTGGCAACGTGGTTCCGTCCTCGATCCGCACATTGACGCCGATCTCCGAGCCTCGTCTCGATGCCGCGAGCCTTACCGCCTGGTATCTCGCCGCGAACCCCGCCCAGATCGACACCATCGAGTACGCCTATCTCGAAGGCCAGCAGGGCGCCTACATCGAGACGCGCAATGGCTTCGACGTCGACGGCGTCGAGATCAAGTGCCGCCTCGACTTCGGCGCAAAGGCGATCGACTGGCGCGGCCTTTACCGCAATCCCGGCGCGTGATCGCCGCCGGAACGCTTCCCCATCCCCTGACACATTCGGAGAACTCCCATGCGCGGCTATATCCAGCCCGGCAACACCATCACGCTTCCCGCCCCCTATGCCGTGGCTTCCGGCGACGGCCTGTTGGTGGGCGCGATCTTCGGCATCGCGACCGGATCGGCGGCCATCAACGCCGAGGTCGAGACTCTCACAGAAGGCGTGGTCGAACTGCGCAAGGCCCCGTCCCAGGCATGGGCCGTCGGCGCGCGCATCTACTGGGACAACGCCGCACGTCTCGCGACGACCGTGATCGCATCGAACACCCTGATCGGCGCTGCGACCGAGCCCGTGGCAGGCGGGGTTAACGATACGATCGGTCGCGTCCGGCTCAACGGCGTGGCCTAAAGGTCGCCACGGTCCCATTTCAGGGCCGCGATCCGCGGATCGGCGGCGAAGGTTCCACGCGGAAACTCGAGACCCTGACGGGGGAACTCGCACAAGGCCTGAACACCGGATGGGCTTAGCCGAATGCGCCAAGTCTGCCGGTCGACCGGTGCGGGCCTTGCAAAGGCGCGGCACATCAGGATCGCGAGATTGGCTCGTTGATCCGGATCGCGGACCGACTGGTAACGGATCACATCAGCGTCCGCTGCTCGGGCGGCGTCGGCGAAGGCTTGGCAGGGACCAAAGTCGGTGCGATCCGTCCAGAGGCCGCTGTCTTGCGAGAGCGGTTCGCTCATCAGATCGAGCAGCCGCACGCTCGACACCGCAGCCGAGAAGGCCGTGTACTCCGCAGCGTCAGCCGGCCAAGGCGTGGCGGGCGACTCGGCGAAGAACAGCAGCCGGTAGAACGCCATCTCGGCGACAGCGGTCGCCGGGTGTTCCGCCGCGTAGTAGACTCCGAGCGTGCGCCCTGCGCGCCGAAAGCGGGACCCTGTCGGATAGATCGCGCCATAACGGAACGGCGTCGCCAACAGGAAATCGAGATGGCGGCAGTCCGGCGGGATCGCGGGTTTCGTCTCCTCGATCAGTTCTTCGAGCAAGGACTGTTCGGCGAGCGTGTCGGTCAGCTTCAAGGTCGAGACGCGATGCTGGGCCTCGACGAGCCGCCAGCACGCGCCGTCGAAGCGACGGAACTCAGACGAGAGCGCGACGCGCGTCCAGATAGGCGATGACATCGACGAGTCCGCTCACGGTTTGCACCTTCTCGATCGGCTGAGCGTCGAGAGCGGTGTTGGGATTGACGAGCCAGCTTGCCGCGACCCTGGCGTCGCCTCCTGCAATCGCGTCGAGGGAGCGGAACAGGCGCACGAAGAGGATCGCCAGCTCGAACGGCTTCGTCCCAGGCTCAAGACCGAATTCCCCGCGCTTCATGCGCGAGACCGTCGCCTCGCTGACACCGATGACGGTGGCGAGGATCCGGGCGGTCACACCCAACTGATCCGCAGCACGAAGAACTGCCTTGGTGACGACCGGACCGGCTTCCGGGCGGGCGGCGGCGGACAGAAGGACTGTCATGGGCGTCTCCTTTCTAAAGAAACTATATGACATGAAACTTCCTAAGGAAAGAGAAATCCGTGGAGGCCTTCCGTGTTGCTCTCGACGTCCTGTTCGCCGATCCGAACCTTGGCGAGACCGCGCTCTGGCAAGCAGGCGGCGTCGGCCCGGGGGTTCCTGTCCGCGTCATCCGCCGCCGCCCGGACGCCGTGGTCGAATTCGGAGCGTCCCGCGCAATGCTGACAACATTGAGTATCGATATCCGGCGCTCGCAGGCTGCAACGATCGCTGAGGGCGACCTAATCGTTATAGGCGCAGAAACCTTCAAGATTATCGCCGAACCGGTAAGCGATGTGCTCGGGCTTGTATCGGCCTGCGAGGCCACTGTGATTTAAGCTCGACGAGTCAGTCTTGCAGTCAGCCTTGTTCGAAAGCTCGACGCGAGTCGCCCGGCAAACTGTGTCCCACCGACGCAGTGATAGTAATCGTGCTTCTGGGAAGAATCTTGAGATCTGGAACTTCAGCTACGTCCTTTTCGCGAGCTGTTTCACAGAAGACTTCAATCGCATGGCGATCTCCAATTACAACGCCATGAATCAGGTCATCATTCTCGTGGTTCGGACCTCGAATACTTGGTCTCATGCCTCTTTCAGACCTGGGGCGCTGATCATCCATTGATCGCGGTTGCGTCAGGTGTCGAAGAAAAAACCATGAAAGCGACCAAGTGTCTTCAAATGCTCCATTGTGGAGATCCAGAACTCGTGCGGGCGACTTCTCGATCGGCGCAAGCCAAATTCCAGCGTCAACGCGACCAGAGACGCTTTTTACATACTCAAAGAGCGCCAATCCACCTGAATAGTCGTAGATCGGTCTAGTCAAATTCCGCGTATGAAGAGCACGAATTTTCGCTATCGTTGTGGAAGAAAAGTGCGATGCGGGTGGGCAGTACATCATGTACTTGAAAAAATGACTTCCGAATCTCTCTGTGAGCTTTAAGAGCCGCTGATGTTGTAAGTGGTCCACACTCTTGAACGATGATTTTTCGTCGAATCCTAAGGTCGGCGATGCAGGATGCAGGCGTTTCGCTTGCAAGAGATACGACCAAATCCGAGTTTCCTCCGGAAGAATGAAATTCCTGTATTCCAGCACCAATCCCAAGTCCGATTGCGAAACCAAATTCTCCATCTTGATGGAATGCTGGTGAGTATCAATTCTGAAATCAAATTTCAGGTCATCCCCGCACGATGCAATGGCTTCATTAAGGCGATCAATATTGAACCTGAGCGATTCTTCCCGCCGCTGTGTTTCTGCATCCATCAGTGCACAGAGCTGGCTTGTCAGAGCAGGTTCGTCCGGCGGGACAGGCCGCAAGAAAGTCCGCGAAAGTGCGGCATCAACGCCGTCGAAGTAAGCAACTAGATGCGGAATGTGCTGAATGCCTATCATTTGTCCGCTCACCCAAGACGCAATTTGCCACTTCTATAACCCGAATCGGACAATATCAGATAGTCCATGCGCTTCAGCATCCAGCATCCCGATCTCGGCAAAGCCCTTGCTGAATCCGAAAAGGACATCGAGCGCGCCGCCACCTCCGGGATGCGGGACGCGCAAAATGAACTGAAGGAGCGCTTGCGCGAAGACGTCGTCTCAGCCGGCCTTGGCGAACGCCTCTCGCGGACATGGCGAGGCAAGGCGTTCCCCGAGGTCGGCGAGAGCGTCGAAGCCGCAGCCTTCGTCTGGTCGAAAGCCCCGAAACTCATCGACGCCTTCGATCGTGGCGTCACCATTCGTTCGGCGCGGGGGTTCTGGCTGGCGATCCCGACACCCGCCGCTGGGGCGCGCGGGCGAGGACCGAACGGGCGTGCGTCACGCATCACGCCCGGGGGCTGGGAGCGACGTACCGGCATGCGGCTGCGCTTCGTCTATCGCAAGCGCGGCCCTTCGCTGCTGGTTGCCGATATGGCCCGCCTCAACACGCGAGGACTGGCGGCGGCGAATAGACGCAAGACCGGTCATTCAACGGTGATCGTGTTCCTGCTCGTACCCCAGGTCACGCTCCGCAAGCGGCTCAACATCGATGCGATCGCGAAGCGGCAAGCCGCGCGCGTGCCAACCCTGATCGCGCGGCACTGGCCTCGCTCCTGAAGGCTCGTCCTACATGCCCTCGAAACGCGAAACCGTCCTCGGCGCGGTGAAGACGCTTGTCGCCGCCGCCCTGCCGGGCGCGGAGGTGAAGCGCAATCTCGCCAAGCCGGAGCGTATTCCTCCGGGCGGGCTGGTCGTGATCCGCGATGGCGATCCGGGTGAGCCCGACGTCACGCTCTCGCCGGTGTCCTACCTCTACACCCATCGCATTCCCGTCGAGATAGCCGCTTTCGAGAGCGCCACGCTCACGCGTGAGCAGGTGGTCGACGAGATGCTCACCGCCATCGGTGCGGCGATCATCGCCAATCGCAGGCTCGGCGGGCTTGTCGACTGGATCGAGGCGGAAGCCCCGACCTCCGAGGACATCGAGACCACGGGCAGTCAGGCCGGCCGCTTCGCCGATGTCGTGATCGTCGCGACCTATGCAACCGCCGATCCGTTGAACTGAGCAACGCTAGCAAGCTTGATGGGCGGACATTCTGGCATTCGCTTAACTTGAAGCAATCTGCCCTCCAGCTTCTTTGATCGCCTCACGCAGGATTTCATGCAGGCGGCTCAGGAACAGACGTGCGTCCGCAGTCATCGCGGCACTGATCCGGGGCGCGGCCACGTCATGAATCGTCTCAATCGTATGGGCCCTGCGCATTGCTGACCCTGGCCCACTGTGATCGAATGCCTCTCGCCAGCCGGTCACTTGGTCGTCTGTCAGCCTTGTTTTCGTCAGATCGTACAGGCGCGCGAATACTGTTCTGCGGATCCGGTCGAGGGCCAACTCGCGTTCATCATCCGTGTGCGGGAGCCGCGTCCAGTCGGCAGGTCGGTCCAGCCACTTTGATGCCTCCTCCTGCAGCCGAGCGAGAAGATCGGCCACTGGTGTCAGATTGTCGTACTCGTCCGCCCAACGTGAAGCGAGGCGGCGGCTTAGGGCCTTAATCCTCGTCCAGTGCTCCTTGGAGATACCATCGTGGTAGGAAATGCCAAGACGAGCCCGCCAAGGATCTCTGAATGCGTCGATTGCGTCGTGCATCGCGATTTCCAAGCCTTTAAGCTCGTATATCGGGCTGCAGTCCGTCTCTTCGCTCGGTGCGCCCGACGAGCGCATCATTTCGACCAGTTTCTCGAGTTGGCGCTTGAAGCCACCAGGCAGCTTGGCGGTCGGCTTGTCCAATCCGCCAAGAAACACGGAATGACCATCGACCTGCCGTTCGACAGCACCAGCAACACCTGCACCCACAATGTCGCGTAGGCTCGCGATGGCATTGCCGACCGAGCCCAGGACGTGGTCGCGTTTCTGGTCGAAAGAGCCAAGGTTCGCACCCTTGACCTGATCAAAGTGGGTGAAGGCAATCGCCAGCTTGTCTGCGAAGCCTGAGCTGCCAACGGCTCGAAGGAGGGCAAGCGGGGCGGCCTGCATCGGCTGCTGCGCATTATCAACAAGGAGGATCATGTCGACGCGCGAGAACTTGTTGGTCACGCGAGTGGAAACCGAGGAGACACTGCTTGCGGTGTGACCAAGGCCCTGACCGTCCAGCAGCACCAGTTTCAACTCTTCGTCCTGTTCATCAAGATCAGGGTAGAGCGGTCCTTGAACGCGGATTCCGTCGACAAGGGGCGTGAGCAGCCGACCGAACTGCTTGTGATGGTTGCTCGAGAACCAGCGAACAGCCGCAAGGAAGTCATCACGGTCGTCGCTGTTGTAGGTCCAGATGGTCGGCCACCCGGTTGCGGATCGCTCGGTGTTCCCAACCTCGATGCGGTCGAAGCGCTCGGCGACCTCGTCCATCAGGTCTAGCGCGAGCGTCGAGAAACGAGGGTTCTTGAATGCTTCGACGCCGAACAGCTCGAGCCAGGCGGCCTTGCCATCAGCCGATTTTTCGTCGCTGAGCCGACCGATCTGCGCCTCGCAGAAGGTGCCCGTCTCTTTCGCAAGGTCCTTGATGGCATTGACAAAGCCGAGCAGGCGGATGCGTTGGTTCTCGATCTCTTCCGCTGTGACTTCCTCGTCTTCGCTGATCGCCGTGTCCGGCTTTGGCTCGTCTTCGAAAGCGAAATCGTCGTCGTCGCTCTCGTGGGCTGTATTCCATCCGCCGAGAATGTACGAAAGGCGGAACCGCTGCTCCCGATGCTCGAGAAGCGCTGCGGCAATTTTCGGGTCCGACTTGCCTTGGATCGCTTCGAGGCAAGCCTCCTCGATGCATTCATCAATGTGCGCGCGTACCTCGTGCTCTGGCATGAACGTCACCGCAGCGGAGAAGTCGCCAGGTGCAACGACGATCTCGATATCGGCAGTGGTCGTCTTGGCTGTCGATGTCGACGGAAAACGATCGGTCTCCGGATCAGAACCGATGACATGGCGAAGCAAGGTAGTCTTGCCCGCTCCTGTTGTTCCGAGAAACAAGACCGTGCTGTAGCCGTCGTCGCGGGTGGGGAGAGCAATGACGGCCGAGCGGCTCGCTTCCGCATCATGCGCTTCTGCTTCGATACCGTCGAAGAATGCGGAAACCACGATGTCGTCGAACTCGAGTGCTGCATCCTTGCGGCGATCGCCAGACCACCAAGACTCGTTCTGCAGCAGTTCATTCAGTTGCTCGACCAGCCGGTCGGCTTCTGCATCGTCGGAGGTTCCAAGCCCCTTTCTGACCTTGAGGCCCCATTCGTTTCGGCTGTCTCGGCGAACAGGGTGCCGGAATGTCACGCTCCAGCCGGGGCGGTTCGATCTGGTCTTCGAGGCACTGAACCTGCGATCAGTCATGACGTTGTTCTCCGTTGTTCCCGGGCTTTCTATAGGCCGCAGATCGTCCTGTCAATCTGAATCGGAACAACGCAGAACAACGTCAGGCCGTAAGACATGGACGAAAATCGCGCAGTGGCGGCCACCCGTACTTGCTGCCTTGCGGCTCCCATAGCGGGCTTCGCTATCCAGCGCCCGCCTCTTCAGGCCGACGGATAGCTCGTCCACCGTTGCAGACCAGCGCCTTAGCCATCATGACGAAGGAGTATCAATATGCCTCGCGCTCGCGGCGTGAACGCGGCTCTCGCCGCCGTGTTCGAAAGCACCTATGGCACCCCGCCCGGCACCGGCTTTCGCCGCATGCCCTTCGCCTCGGTCAACATCGGCGAGGAACAGGGGCTGATCGCGAGCGAGCTTCTCGGGTTCGGCCGCGAGCCGCTGGCGCCGGTCTATGACGTCATCACCAATACGGGCGATCTCGTCGTTCCCGTGGATACCCGCAACATCGGCGTCTGGCTGCGCGGCCTGATGGGCGCGCCGACGACGGTCGCCGCGAACGCCGCGACCGGAACGATCACGCTGACCGCGAACCTTCTGGTCAACGACACCGTGACGGTCGATGGCACGGTCTATACCGCCGTCGCCTCCGGCGCGACGGGCCAGCAATTCAATCTCGGCGGCACGGCGGCGCTGACCGCCACCGCGCTTGCCGCGATCATCAATCCGAGCGCGAACGTCGCGGCCGCGGCGGTTGGTACGGTCGTCAACCTGACCGCCAAGGCGCTGGGACCGGGCGGCAATGCGCGGACGCTGGCGACCAACGCGCCGACGCGCGCCAGCCTGTCGGGGGCGACGCTGTCGGGCGGCGCCAACAGCCACACATGGTTCTCCGGCGCGCAGGCTCTGCCCTCGATGTCGATCGAGGTCCAGCTTCCCGACGTGCCCTTCTTCGGGATGAACTACGGCGCCCGCATCAACAGCTTCCAGGTTCAGGCGCAGCGGTCCGGGCTGCTCACCGCCTCGCTCAACATCATGGCGCAAGGCGAGACCATCGCCGCGACGGCGCAGTCTGGCACTCTGTCGGAGTTCGTGCTGGAGCGCTTTGGCCAGTTCCAGGGCGAGGTCCGGCGCAATAACGTGGCGCTCGGCAACGTCATCTCGGCGGAACTCACCTATTCGAACAACCTCGAAGCGGTCGAGGTGATCCGAAGCGACGGGCGCATCGCCGATGCCGATCCGGGCATCATCGCGCTGACCGGCAACATCACGACCCGCTTCGAGGACCGCGTCCTTCTCGATCAGGCGACCAACCGCCTGCCATGCGAGCTTCAGTTCCGCTGGGCGGCAGGCGCAGCCGCATCGCTGGTCTGGACCGCGCACCGGGTCTTTCTGCCGCGTGGCGAGCGTCAGATCCAGGGGCCGGGCGGCGTGCAGGCTCCGTTCGCATTCCAGGCCGCGATCGATCCGGTGCTGAACCGCGCCGCGACCTGCGTGCTCACCAACGACGTCGCGTCCTACTGATCCGCTTCACCAGGAGACTCCCTTGCTCAAGCTCTCGACACCATCCCGCGATCCGTTCTGGCTCGACATCCTGCCCGGCGTGCGCATCCAGTTCCGGCCGATCTCCGTCGCCGACATGCTCGTCGCCCGCGCCGCTGCCGCCGAGTCTCTCGGTGCGAAGGTCGAGGGCGACCAGCCGCTCGACCGGAACACCATGGTTGCGGCCGGCGCGGCCTTCACGCGCTCGCTTGCGCTGAGCGGCATCGTGGCATGGGAGGGTATCGGCGATGCCGGCGGCAAGCCGATCGATCCGAACCCGACCGCCATCAATCAGCTGCTCGAGGTCTGGCCCGCCTTCGACGCCATCGACCGGCTCTATGTCGGCCCGGCCCTGACGAGGCTTGACGAAAAAAACGTCTAATCGCCCTCGCGCGCTGGCACTTCGAGGGCGGCGATGGCTATTGCGCCGCCTGCCCATCGCGGTGCGGGGCTTGCGCCTATGTCGAGCACGCGCCCGTGACGGCCGAGGGCCTTCTCGCATGGGAAGTCATCCGCAGGTCCGCCGGACAGGTCCGCGCCGTGATGGGCGGCGTCTACGCTATCGACTTCGGTGCGGTCTTCGCCCTGGCTGAGGCCATGGATGCGTCCTCGCCGCTCCTCGCCGACATCCTTCCCGAGATCGAACCGATCATCGTGGCCGCCTATGGCCGCGACGCCAGCCGTCACAATCGCGATTGAGCAAACCTGTCCATGTCCACCACCAGCGTCTCGATCCGCCTTGGCGTCGAAGGCAAGGCGGAGGTCAAACGCGCCTTCGAGGAAGTCGGCCAGGCAGGAACGCAGGCCTTCGGGCAGGTTGACCGAGCGCTTGAGAAGACGGGAGCCGCGACGGATCGGGAAACCGCCCGGTTCAAGCGCCTGGCGGAAGCCGCCCGCATGGCGGCGCAGGCCGATGCTGCGCAGGGGCGGTTCAATCAGGTTCTGGGCGTTGATCGCCAGGCGGCGGGTTCGGCGCGCGCGTCGGCCGAGGTCTTCGAACAGGCTGCGAGGGAAGTCGAACGCTATGAGGCCCGCGCGAAAGCCTTGCGCGCTGCCATCGATCCGCTAGCGGCGGCGCAGGACCGGCTCAATGCCGAACTCGCCGAGCACGCGGCGCTCGCCAGCCGGGGCGCGATCACCCCCGCCGAGCAGGCCGCCGCGAATGCGCTGGCAAAATCGCGTTTCGATCAGACCGCACAGGCAATCAAAGGCGTAGGTGCCAACTCGAAGCTCACGACCCAGCAAGTCATGACGCTTCAGTACACGGTGAACGACGTGATCGCGTCGATGTCCACCGGCATGTCGCCGATGACCATCCTGATGCAGCAGGGCGGACAGGTCACGCAGGCCTTCGGCGGCTTGCGCGGCACGATCATGACGCTCGGCTCCGCCATCGGAGTCGTCGGCGGCGTGATTGCAGGCGTCGCCGTCTCCGTTGGCGTGCTCACGGCGGCGTGGTTCGCCAATGATGCCTCGACGCGCGCTGTATCGACCGCGCTCGCCGGGATTGGCCGGGCGTCCGGCACGACCGCGGCGCAGCTGGAACAGGTCGCGCAATCCTCCGCCGATGCCGGCAAGGTCTCGGTCTCGTCGGCTCGCGAGATGCAGGTCGCTTTCCTGCGCACCGGCAAGATCGGCGCGGAGGAAATGGGCCGCGCCATCGCGGTCTCGCGCAACCTTGGCGTCACGCTCGGCGTCGAAACGAAGCAGGGCGCGGAGGAGCTGGCCCGGGCGCTGGCCGATCCGTTGCGCGGCGCAGATGAACTCAACGACCGCATCCGATTCCTGGACGACCGTACCCGCGCCTATGTCCGCACGCTGGTCGACCAGAACCACCGGGCGGAAGCACAGCGCGTCATCCTGAACGCGCTCGCGCCCTCGCTGGCCGACGCCGAGCAGGCGGTCAATGCACTCGGGCGCGCTTGGCAGTTCGTCGGCCGTTCGGCATCGAACGCCTTCGACGCGCTCGGCAAGGCCGTCGACCGGGCGGTGGATGGCCGCACACCCACGGAGGAGCTGGATCTGCTGCGCTGGCAGCAGGAGCGCCTCCGCGCCAACGTGCGCGGCAATGTCGTGCCGCTCATGCTGCCTCAGGTCGAGCGGCGCATCACTGAGCTCGAACGGCAGCTCAATGACCAGCAGGAGCGCGCACGGCGGATCGCCGCGGAGGCCCGCGCCAACGAGCAATCGGTGCGCGCAGGCGAGATCGCCCGCGACACCAACCCCGGCGCACGGGAGATCGAGCGGCTGCGGACGCAGGAAGGTGTCCTTCGTGCCGCGCTCGCCGATCCACTGGTCCGCTCGAAGCTCGCCGATGTGGCGGAGGTGGAGGCCGCCTACCGGCGTGTCATCACGGAACTCGCCCGCTACCGACCCTCGGTGGATGCGGCAACGCAGGCCGTGGTGGAGCAGACCTCCGCCACGGACATCTCGATCCGTGCGACGCTCTCGCTGGCCGAGGCCTATATCGAAAGCACTGAAGCCGCCGTACGCGCGGAGGCTCGCCGGCAAGGGCTCGTCGATCAGGCCCGTGAGGGCGTCAACGCGGAAATCCGCGCGCGGCAGGCCTTGCGGGAGCGGATCGCCGAGCAGGCGGTCGAGGCCGCCCGACAGGTGTCGGAACTCGGCCGCCAGATCGACGGTCAGCGCCGCCTGAACGAAGCGATTTCCTCGGGCGCGCTCTCGTCCCAGCGCGCCCAGCAGATCATGCAGGTCGAGCAGGCTCTGCGCCCGCTGATCACGGCGCAGACGCTGGCCGAGGGCGAGGCCAAGGAGAAGCTCGGCCGCATCATCGACCGCACGCGCGAAGCCTATGAGCAGCTTCACCGCGAGCAGAACCGGACGGACCTGCTTCAGGGCATCGAGCGCCGCCGCGACGAGATCGCGCTGCGTGAGCTGGAACTGTCGCTGGTCAGGCGCGGCCCAGCCGCGCGCCGCGAGGGCGTCGATCAGCTGCGTTTCGAGCAGGAGCTGAAGCGGCTCGGCATCGATCCGAACGATCCCGAAGCCAGTTACTCCCGCGAGCAGATCCAGCGGCTCAACCAGCTTGGGCGGCAGACGACGGGCCGCGAGGCGGCCTTCGACTACGAGCAGCAGAACACCGGTCTCGCCCGAGAGGTCGAACTCCTGAAGCAGGGAGCCTCGGCTCGCTCGGAAGCGATCACCATGATCCGCGCCGAGCAGCAATTACGCCGCCAAGGGATCGACCCGGCGGGTGCCGAAGGACAGGCAGCGCTCGCCGCTGCGCGCCGCCAGTTCGCGCTTGAGCGCCAAGCGGAAGCGCAGGTCGCGTTGCAGGATCAGCGCGCCGAGATCGGCTTGATTGAAACCCAGATCGGCCTGATCGGCGCATCCGCTCAGCAACGCGAGACGGTGTTGGCCACCATCCGCGCCGAACAGGATCTGCGCCGACGCGGCATCGATCTCGCCAGCGAGGAAGGTCGGGCGATCGTCGCCAACGCCGTCCGGGTGCAGCAGCTCACGACGGAACTGCAGCGGCAGGAAGCGACCCAGCGGGCCTTGCAGGGCGCGATCGGCAACGCGCTCGACCGCTTCGGAACGCTGCTGGCGCAAGGCAAGACGGACTGGAAATCGTGGGCGGATGCCGGCCAGTCGGCGATCAACGACATCATGAACGAACTGATCAAGCTCGCGGTGATGAACCCGCTCAAGAATTTCCTGTTCGGCGGCAACGCGCCGACCCTGGCGACAGGCGGTGGCATCTTCGGAGAGCTCGGCAAGATCTTCGCTGGTCTGTTCCATGAGGGCGGGCTGGTCGGCGCGGGCGGGCCCGGACGACACATCCCCGCGATGCTGTTCGCGGGTGCGCCGCGCCTTCATGGCGGCGGCTACATCCGGCCAGGCGAGGTGCCGGCCATCCTTCAGACCGGCGAGCGCGTGCTCAACCGCAAGGAGACCGCCGCCTACGACCAGCGCGGCGACTACGCGGCACCAACCGTCGTTACATTTAACATCACGACGCCCGATGCGGGCTCGTTCCGCCGGGCGCAGGGACAGATCACCGCCGAGATGGCCTCGGCGCTGGAACGAGCGAGGCGGAACCTGTGAGCTTTCATGACGTGTCCTTCCCGGACGCCATCGCGCGCGGCGCGACCGGCGGCCCGGAATACTCGACCGACGTAGTGATGGTCGCGTCCGGCTTCGAACAGCGCAACCAGAACTGGTCAGCCTCGCGCGCCCGCTATGACATCTCGACTGGCATCCGCACCCGCGAGCAGATGGCCGAGGTGATCGCCTTCTTCCGCGCCCGCAAGGGCCGAGCCTTCGGCTTCCGGTTCAGGGATTGGGGCGACTTCGAAGCCACCGACCAGCAATGCCAGGCGGTGAGCGCGACGGTGTTCCAGCTGGTGAAGCGCTATCCGTCCGGTCCCGTCGTCGAAATCCGCACCATCACCCGGCCGGTCGTCGGCTCTGTGGTCGTGCGCGTCAACGCGAACGTCGTCACGCCGACTATAGATCACGCGACGGGGCGGCTCACCTTCGGCGCGGCGCCGGCGGCGACGCCCGTCGCGACCTTCCGCTTCGACGTGCCCGTGCGCTTCGACACCGACCAGCTTCAGGTGATCAGCCGCGCCTATAACCTGCAAAACGTCCAGTCGATCCCTCTGGTCGAGATCAGGGCGTGAATGAGATACATCGTTTAGAAGCACCTACATCCCTTGAGTGCCATGGTTGTTGATCCTCTCGGACTTGACAGCCTCCGCACCCAGACTGAGGTCATCTGCTTTGCGAGCATCGCATCCTTGCGGCAGACAAACGCTAGCAATCCTGCATAGCAGCGAGAACGGTTCTAGCGAATTGACCCACCCGGTGCACCGTGGTGCTCAGGAGCTGCTGCCCTTCAGTCGCACACCTGGACCGCCATCCTCTTTCGTGAGCAGGTCGACGCCTGACGCGGCGAGCGCACGAATGATCGAGTCTTCGCTGGCATGTTGCAGCGCGTGGCGGCCTTTTTCGAACTCGCGGACGGTGCTGCGACAAACCCCAGCGGCCGTGGCAAGATCCTCCTGAGTCCAGTCGAGCAAGGCGCGTGCGGCACGACAGGTGGCAGGGACGAGCCGTGTCATCTCGTGATCCTGTTTCAACCATTTTGGTTGATTTATTCCGGTGTGGTTCCTAAATCAAGGAGGTCAGCAGAAAGGAGAGGTCAATGCCGCACGACACGCCGTTGATCGCGACGATCGCCATTGGTCTCGCTCTGGCGTTCGCGTTTGGTCTGCTGGCACAGCGCCTCCGGTTGCCGCCCATCGTTGGCTACTTGGTTGCGGGCATCGTCGTCGGTCCTTTCACGCCCGGCTTCGTGGCGGATCAGAAGTTGGCTGTCGAGCTGGCTGAGATCGGCGTCATCCTGCTGATGTTCGGCGTTGGCCTGCACTTCTCGCTGAAAGACCTGCTCTCCGTCCGGGCCATCGCCATTCCGGGCGCAATCGGTCAGATCGCGGTTGCCACGCTTTTGGGGATGGGCCTTGCGTGGTTGCTCGGCTGGAATCTTGGCGCCGGCCTCATCTTCGGGCTTGCGCTTTCCGTCGCAAGCACCGTGGTCCTCCTGCGTGCGCTTCAGGAGCGTCGGCAAGTCGAGACAGAAAAGGGGAAAATCGCCGTCGGTTGGCTCATTGTCGAAGACCTCGTCATGGTCCTGACCCTGGTGCTCGTTCCGCCGCTTGCCGGACTTCTGGGCGGAACGCAACCAGCCGACACCAGCAATCCGGGTCTAGTCGCCGCGCTCGGGGTCGGCCCGGTGTGGGCGACGCTCGCGCTCACTGCGGCCAAGGTCGCGCTCTTCGTCACGATCATGCTGGTGCTGGGGCGCAAGTTCATCCCGTGGGTGCTGCACTATGTGGCGCATACCGGCTCGCGCGAACTCTTCCGCCTCGCTGTGCTCGCAATCGCGCTTGGCGTCGCTTACGGCTCCGCGAACCTGTTTGGCGTGTCGTTCGCCCTCGGTGCGTTCTTCGCTGGCATGGTGCTGGCGGAAAGCCAGCTCAGTCATCAGGCGGCCAAGGAGACGCTACCGCTGCGCGACGCCTTTGCGGTGCTCTTCTTCGTCTCGGTCGGCATGCTGTTCAACCCGGCCGTGCTGGTGGCCCAGCCGCTGGCCGTCCTCGCCACATTCTTCATCATAGCCTTCGGCAAATCTGTGGCCGCTTACTTGATCGTGCGCGCCTTCGGCCACCCGAACGGCGTGGCGCTCACCATCTCGGCGAGCCTTGCGCAGATCGGTGAGTTCTCTTTCATCTTGATCGTGCTGGCTGTGAACCTCGCCATCGTGCCTCCAGAGGCACGCGACTTGGTCGTTGCGGGCTCGATCCTGTCGATCCTTGTCAACCCGCTGATGTTCATGGCGATCGATCGGCTATCCGCTGGCGAGACGCCGGCGCCCGGCGTCCAGCAGGAGAAGGCTGCTGCGGGGCCGTCCTCGACGTCGCCCGAAGCAGACGAGCCCGTGACAGCGCTTTCAGATCACGTTGTTCTTGTAGGACACGGTCGGGTCGGATCGGCGATCGGCTCATCGCTGCGCGCGAGAAGCATTGCGCACCTCGTTGTTGAAGAGGATCGTTCAGCTGTGGACGGCCTCGCGGCGAAAGGGGTGGAAAGCTTTGTCGGGCCATGCGGTGAACGGGCGATGCTCGACCGACTCAACCTGAAGCACGCGCGCTGCCTCGTCACGGCCATTCCAGACCCCTATGAGGCCGGGCATTTGGTCGAGGCCGCAAAGGCCGCCAATCCGAACATCCGTGTTATCGCGCGCGCTCATACCGCTGAGGCCGTCGACTATCTCCGCAACCTGGGAGCCGATGTCGTGCTGATGGGTGAGGAGGAGTTGGCCAAGAGCATGAGCGCGGCAGTGAACTCGACAACTGGAAGCTAGCACCGCCACGGGTGAGGAGCGATCTTCCGCCGTTTCCCGCCCAGCTTTCACGCGCACACCGGCTTATCGAAGCGCGGGGGCCGACACTTACTCGGCCCCGACGCGACATCCACGAGAAACCAATCCATGAAACCCACCACCCCTGCGCTTGCCGCGCATCTTGCCGGCGAGGTGACCACGCTTGCGACCTGCTGGCGGCTCGAACGGGCCGATGGCTGGGTTCGCGGCTTCACCGACCACGACCGCGAACTCGTGGTCGATGGGCTGACCTATGTGGCGTCGACGGGCTTCCTGCCTTCGGCGATCAAGACCGCCTCCGATCTCTCCGTCGACAACCTCGATGTCGACGGCTTTCTCGATGACGCGGCGCTGCGGGCCGAAGACCTGATCGCCGGGCTGTTCGACGGCGCACGGATCGAGGTCTTCATCGTCAACTGGGCGGACCTTGGCCAGGGACGGCTCCTGCTGCGCAAGGGCTTCCTCGGCGAGATCAAGCGCGCCGATCAGCGCTTTTCGGCTGAGATCCGGGGCCTGTCGAACCGGCTGCAACAGACCGCCGGCAAGCTCTACTCGCGCCTGTGCCGCGTCGATCTCGGATCGAGCGAATGCGGCGTCGCGCTCGGCCCGCGCACCGACACCTATGCGGTCACGCAGGTGATCGCCGCCGACACGGTGCGGATCGTCACCGCGCGCGCCACGGGCTTCTTCACCTTCGGCAAGGCGACCTTCATGAGCGGCGCCAATGCGGGCGCGGTCAACGAGGTGCTGCTGCATGACGGCCAGACCATCCGGCTGTTCGTGCCGATGCCGCGCCCCATCGTCGTCGGCGACCAGATCGTCCTCGTCGCCGGTTGCGACAAGACGCCGGAGACCTGCAACGCCAAGTTCGCCAACATCCTGAACTTCCGGGGCGAGCCGCATATTCCGGGGAACGACAAGGTGTTCTCCTATCCGGTGCGCGCATGAGCGCGTTCACGCGGGTGGCGCTGCTGGCCGAGGCGCGCACATGGATCGGCACGCCCTGGCATCACCAGGCGGCGGTCAAGGGCGCGGGCTGCGACTGCATCGGCTTCGTGCGCGGCGCGGCCGAGCCGTTCATCGGGGCGATCACCCAACCGATGAATTACGCCGCGACCTGGCCGCTCTACCGGGCCGAAGAGCGCCTGCGCGACGAGATGGCGGCCCACGCCGCCGAGATCGACATTGCTGATGCCTTGCCCGGCGACATCCTGCTGTTCGGCGTCGGCAAAGGTCCGGCGCACCATTGCGGGTTCCTCAGTGAGGATAACCGCCTGCTGCATTGCTACCGCGAGGCGGGCGCGGTCGTCGAACAGGACCTGACCGAGTTCTGGACCGAGAAGACGCGCGCCGCCTTCCGCCTGCCGGGCATCGCCTGATGGCGCGCATCGTCCTCACCGTCGCGGGCAATGTCATCGGCAACCTGCTGCTGCCCGGCCTTGGCGCTGCCATTGGCGGGGCGATCGGCGCCTATGTGGGCGGCATGGTTGACAGCCAGCTGTTCGGCGACGGTGCGCGCAACAACGTCGTCACCGGTCCGCGCCTGCAGGATCTCAGGGTGCAATCATCGGGCTATGGCTCGGTGATCCCGCGCGTCTATGGCAAGGCGCGGCTGTCGGGCAACGTGATCTGGATGCGCGGCTTCGAGGAGGAGACGCGAACCGAGACGCAAACGGTGGGCGGCGGCGGCAAGGGCGGCGGTGGCGGCGGCCGGCAGACCACCACGACCGTGACTTACGTCTATTTCTGCGATGTCGCGGTGGCGCTCTGCGAAGGGCCCATCACCGGCATCGGAAAGATGTTCGCCGACGGCAACGCCATCGGCTCCGAGCACTATGCGGCGCGACGCGTCTATCTCGGCGACGCGACCCAATCGGCGGACCCGCTGATCGCGGCGACCGAAGGCCTCGCGCCCGCCTATCGTGGCCTTGCCTATGTGGTGCTGGAACGCTTCGCGATCACGCCCTTCGGCAATCGCCTGCCGAACTTCTCGTTCGAACTCACCGCCTGAAGGTTCGATCCATGGCGCAACTCGTCCTGACCGTTGCCGGCGCATGGGCGGGCAACGCCATCGGCGGCGGGCTCGGCCAGGCGGCGGGCGCAATGCTCGGCTCGTATCTGGGGGCCGCCATCGAACAGGATTTGTTCGGTCCCGGCCCGTCTGCCGTCACGCGAAGCGAGGGCGCGGGCGTCACCGATCTGCAGGTCTCCGGTTCGGCCTATGGTCAGCCGATCCCAAGCGTCTGGGGACGTGGGCGGATCGCCGCCAACATCATCTGGGTGCGCGGCATCAAGGAGACCGCGATCACCGAGACGGAAACCACTGGCGGCGGCGGCAAGGGTGGTGGCGGCGGCGGTGGTCGCCAGACCACGGTGCGCACGCGCTACGAATACTCGGCCGACATCCTGCTCGGCGTCTGCGAGGGCCCGGTCACGGCGATCTACCGGATCTGGGTCAACAACACGATGCTGGACCCCGAGCATGTCGGCGCAATCCGGGTCGGTTATGGCGAGGACAGTCAGCAGGCCGATCCGCTGGTGGCGGCGGTCGAAGGCGCAGGCCGGACACCAGCCCATCGCGGCCTCGTCACGGTCATGCTGGAGGACTTCAAGCTCACCCCATTCGGGAACCGCTTTCCGAACTTCGAGGTCGAGGTCTATCGGGGCTCGGACGATCCGAACAATGCGCGCCACCTCGTCGAGGGGATCTGCCTGATCCCGGCCTCGGGCGAGTTCGTCGCCGACACCGAGATCGTGCGCAAGGTCGGTCACGGCTCGGCGACATCGCAAGCGGCGATCAACGCTAACACCGGCACGAAGCGCTCGGACTTTCTCGTCTCGATCGACAACCTCGCGCGCGAACTGCCGAACGTCGAATGGATCAACTTCGTCTACGCCTGGTTCGGCACATCGATCGATGTTGCGACCTGCGATCTCGTGCCCAAATGCGAGTACGCGCAAGGTCAGTCGGGTGCGTTCGGGGCTGAGACCGCGCCGCATCTCTGGTCAGTCGCGGGCGGCGGGCGCTCGGTCTGGCCGGTCGTCACCTCCTACACGCTCCCGAACGGGCAGTCCGCCCTGTCCTATGGCGGCACGATCAGTGACGGCTCGGTCATCCGGGCGGTTCAGGAACTGAAAGCGCGGGGCTACAAGGTTCTGTTCTACCCCTTCATCATGATGGACATTCCGCCGCCCGATCCGGCGCCATTCCCCTGGCGCGGCAGGATCACGGGCGCTGCGGCCGATGTCGCCGGGTTCTTCACGCGACCGGTGGGGTATCTGCGCTTCATCCGCCACTGCATGAGTTTGTGCGTGCAGGCGGGCGGGGTCGACGCCTTCGCCGTCGGCTCGGAGATGGTGGGGCTCAACCGCATCCGGGATGCGGGCGGCGCCTATCCCGCCGTGCCGTTCTGGCGGCAGATCGCGGCTGAGGCGAAGACGCGGCTCGGCGCGACCTGCACCGTGACCTACGCCGCCGACTGGTCGGAATACCGCTATCATGATCGCGGCGGCGCCAACGTCGACTTCCCGCTCGACGCCCTCTGGGCCGACAGCAACATCGATGCGGTCGGCATCGACGCCTACTTCCCCGTCACCGACACCGATCGTTCGCTGACCGACCCGGCGACGATCGGCACGGGCTGGGGTTCCGGCGAACTGATCAGCTATTTCTATGCGAGCGAGGCGGACCGGGATCTGCCCGGGCGCGGCGCCAACCGCGTCCAGTCGCCAATCAGCGAGCCGTTCTGGGCGCTCAAGGACCTGCGCTGGTGGTGGGAGAACAGCCACACGCCGCGCGTGGCAGGCGTGCCGACGGGACCGGCGAGCCCCTGGACGCCGAAGATGAAGCCGATCTGGCTCACCGAATACGGCTTCCCGTCGGTGCATTGCTCGCCAAACCGCCCGAACGTCTTCGTCGACCCGAAGTCGGCGGAGAGCTTCTACCCCTGGTATTCGAACCGATCCGTGGACCGCGTGGTCCAGCGCGTCGCAATCAAGGGCACCGAGGATTGGTGGCGGGAGCCTACGAACAATCCGCTCGACGGCCAGGGGCGGCGGATGATCGGTCCGCGCTTCCTCTGGTGCTGGGACGCACGGCCATACCCCTTCTTCCCGTCGCTGCAACGGGTCTGGCAGGACGGCGACAATTACCGCCTCGGCCATTGGGTTCAGGGAAAGATCGGCAACATGCAGCTCTCCGAGATCGTGCGCGACCTGTGTCTTCGTGCGGGGCTTGTCGCATCCGAATTCGATGTCACGAGCCTCACTGACGAGGTCTCGGGCTATGTCGTCAGCGAGCGCAAGTCGCTGCGCGAGATGATCGCCGTGTTGCAGACCGCGTTCTTCTTCGACGCGGTGGAGAGCGGCGGCGTGTTGCGCTTCGTCAAGCGTGGCGGCGGAACCATCGTCGCCGTCGACGCCAATGATCTTGGCGCGGCGGAAGGCGACGGCGACCGGGCGCGCATCCGGATCGAGCGCGCGCAGGATGTCGAATTGCCGATCTCGATCGATGTCGTGCATCTCGATGAGGCCCGCGACTACCAGAGTTCGACCGTCACGGGTCGCCGGCAGCTCGGCACCTCGCGCAGCGTGACCACCTTCTCGCTGCCGCTGATCCTCTCGGTCGAGGAAGCCCAGACCATCGCCCAGCGTGCGCTCCGGGAGATCTGGCAGGGCCGCGTCACGTTAGAGGCCAAGCTGCCGACCCGCGCAATCCGCATCGATCCGACGGATGTGATCGAAGTGCCCGTCGATGGCGCGATCCGCCGCTTCCGGGTGACGTCCGTGACCTATGGCAAGCCGGGGCTCGTGCTGGTGCGCGGCGTTGCGACCGATGGCGACCTGCCGCAGTTCGTCACCGTTCCGACCGGATCGGGCGACCTGCAGCCGAACGTGCCGGACACCGCCTCGCCGACGCGCGTCGAACTGATGGACCTGCCGTTGCTGACAGAAGCCGACGCGGGTGAAGCGACCTCGTTCTACATGGCCGCCTGCTCGCTCGGCGGCGCACCGTTCCGGGGCGTCTCGCTGTTCCGGCCGACAACGGACGGGCTCGACTACACCGTCTCCGGCGTCGCCGACGTCGCCTCGGTGATCGGCGACACGGTGACCGCGCTGGCGCCGGGACCGGCGCACGTCTGGGACAATGGCAATTCGGTCGAGGTGCAACTCGCCTTCGGCTCGCTCGAAAGCCTGCCCGATACGCGGATCCTCGATGGCGCCAACGGCGCGCTGATCAATGGCGAGATCATCCAGTTCGCCAACGCGGTGCTGATCGGGCCTGGACGCTACCGGCTCTCGCGGCTTCTGCGCGGGCGGCTCGGGACCGAGCACCGGATTGCGAGCCACGCCATCGGCTCGCGCTTCGTGCTGCTCGATCCCGGGCGGCTTGAACGCCCGACCTTCTCGGCCTCCAGCATCGGCCTCGCCATCGCCTGGCGCTTTGCGCCCGTGCCGCAAGGGCCGACTGGTGACCAGTCCGGACAGATCAGCTTCGCGAATGGCGGCGAGGCCCTGAAGCCATGGTCACCTGCGCATGTGCGGGGCGCGCGCAATGGCGCGGGCGATCTCACGATCAGCTGGGTCCGCCGCACCCGCTACGGCGGGTGGTGGCGCGATCTGACAGACGTTCCGCTGAACGAAGAGACCGAGCGCTACGAGGTCGACGTGATGAACGGCTCGACGGTGCTCCGCACGCTTGCCGTGTCCGCACCTGCCGCGATCTACACCGCCGCCCAGCAGGTCGCAGATTTCGGATCGGCGCAGGCGAGCGTCACCGTTCGCGTCGTGCAGCTCTCGACCGCGATCGGGCGCGGCACGCCGGCCCTGGCGACGCTCTGACCCCGATCATCTGACGCCGAAAACCCCATCCCGAAACCCGACCAAGGCGCTCTGACCGCGACGCCTTGAAGGAGCCGTCATGACCACACCGAACCTTGGGCTTCCCTTCATCCTGCAGGGGCAGGCGCAGAAGGAAGTCACCCACAACGAGGCGCTGATCCGCCTCGACGCACTCGTGCACGGCAGCGTGCGCAGCAGGTCGCTCGCCACGCCGCCCGGGTCACCCGCGAATGGCGAGCGCTGGATCGTGCCTTCCGGCGCGACCGGCGCATGGGCGGGACAAGCGGGCCGGATCGCCCACTGGAACGTCAACGCCTGGTCGTTCTACGTGCCGCTGACCGGCTGGCGCTACCATGTCGAGGATGAGCGGCTCACGGTCGTCTGGACCGACGCCGATTGGCGCGACCGCATCGTCGGCACGCCCAATGGTGGCGCGCTCCGCCTCGTGGCGCTTGAGCAGGAACTGACGCTCACCGGCGCCTTCGTCGACGCCACGACCGCCGTGATCGCCGACCGCATGATCGTGCTGGCTGTCGCCTCGCGCACGACCTTGGCCATCACCGGCGCGACCTCCTACGGCGTCGGTGTTGCCGGCAACACCAACCAGTTCGGAGGCTCGCTCGGCATTGCGCTTGGATCGAACAACATCGGCGTGATCGGCCCGACCGCCTTCTACGCCAACTCAGCCGTACGCGTCACAGCGGCTGGCGGCAACTTCACAGCAGGCCGCGTGCGCGTCGTCCTCTACGCGCTCGCCTTCACCGCGCCGACCGCGTGATCTGAAGCCCAACATCCAGGAGAATGTGATGAAGAAGGATCTGCTCTGGCCGAGCGCGCCAGGTGGGGGCGCTGACGTGCCCGGCGGCATCGCAGGCCATGTGCGCGGCGCTGCCCTGCAGGATCAGGATGGCCGCGTCGCGCCCATGGTCAGCATTCTCGGCGCGCCCACGAAGTTCCGCGACGCCTTCGAGGCCTTCGACACGACCACGCGCTGGAACGCCGTCCAGATCGCGCCCGGCGACATTGTGCAGGTCGACGGCAATGTCGCGGGCGCGAGCTATCTCGTGATCTCGAAGGACCCGCTCAGCGAGGCATCCGAAACCGTCATCGAGACGCTCGACAGCTTCACCATGCCCGTGCGCGTCGCTGCCGGCATTTCGCTGTCGCAGCGGATCAACGGGCAGGAGTTCTCGCTGGAACTCGTCTCGACCGATGACTGGCCAAGCGTCGCGCCGCTCGTTCCGGCAGGTCCGGTCGCCATCGCCTCGATCTCCCACGTGACCACGACGCTCAGCGTCACGACCGCCGCGCCACATGGGCTCAGGATCGGCGAGCGGGTCTCGATCTTCGGCGTCCCCGACAGCCGCCTCAACTATTCCTGTCTCACCATCGCGACTACGCCGACGCCCACGAGCTTCACCGCGACGACCGGGCCGCAAGGCGCTATCCCCTCGGTGACGGCCGGGCCATTCACAAGCGGCTCGATCATCAAGGCCGATCCGCTGGGCTATGCGCGCAACGGATCGAGCCTCGTCTTCGAGGGCACGACCGCGACGAACGAGAGCTACTACGTCCGCTCCGAGGGCGGCGACGCGCTGCCCTCCGGCACGATCGCAGGCAACCACGCGGCCGCCTTCTCGGTGTCGACGGCCGCCACCCAACTGGTCGCGGCAGCGGGGGCCTATGCGTTCGCGCCTGCCGCCCTGTTCGAGATCCTGCCCCAGCTCGAAAAGGTGACCTTCAGCGGTTCGCCGATCGACAGCGCCGGCGCGATCTCGGCCATGTTCAAGCGCACGCAGGTCGTCCCCAATCCGGCCCGCGACTACAAGCTTCGCCTGCGCGCCAAGAACCACCGCTCTCTGTCCCGCCCCGTAGGCAGGATCGTCTCGGCGGCCAAGGCAGGTTCGGCGACGGTGACAATCACCTTCGACCAGCCGCACGGATTGACGGTCGCCGATCTGGTCACGGTCCATGGCATCCGCGATCAGGTGAACTTCGCCAATCTGGCGACCCCGACCGCCGTCGCGAGCGTGCCGAACGCCACGACGATCACGATCCCCATCGGCGCGTCGGCGACCGCAACGTCGTATGGCGGCGTCGTCATACGGGTGAATGGCGGCGTGTTCGGTGCGCCCATCGGCCAGGTCGCGCAATCCATTGCCCGCACCGCCAATGTTCTGACTGTCACCGGCTCGGCGGCCTGGTCGGGGCTGCAGATCGGCCAGTACGTCAATCTGCACGGCGCGCGCGACGCCGTATCCGGCGCGGACCTCGGGCTCGATGGCCCGTATCGCGTGCGCGACATCGCAACGACCGCGCTGGTTCTCGAACCCATCGCAGCTGCACCGACCGGCGCCGATATCGTCACCACGAACTGCGGCGGCGCGGTCCTGCCGCGCACAGATTTCCGGATGCACTTCATCCGCGTCATGGAGTTCACGCGCCTCATCACCGAGTCCATCGGCGGCTTCGGACGGGCCGACCAGATGGATGCCGCCCCGGTCCTCGTCACCAACGCCATCTCGGCGGTCACCGTGACCGGCGGCGTGGCGCAGGACGCTGTCGCGGGCAATCCGGTCGGGATCGGCGCGCGCGCCGCCAACGTCAATCAGGCGGCGATGTCCGCGACCGGCGATCTCGTGCACCTGATGGCGACGATGATCGGCGCGCTCGTCAACAAGCCGTTCTCGATCCCTGAAGCCGATTGGAGCTATGCGCCCTCCGGCGTGATCGCCAACACGGCGGATGTCGTGATCGCCGCCGCGGCCGGTGCGGGCATCCGGCGCTATGTCACCGCGATCCAGGTGATCAACACCAACGCGGTCGCAACCGAGTTCGTGGTCAAGGATGGCGCCACGGTGATCTGGCGTATCTGGCTGCCCGCCAGCATGACGACGCCGTGGGACATCGACTTCCCCACGCCGCTTCGCTCCAGCGCCAATGCGGCGCTCAATGCCGCCGCCATCACCACCGGCGCCAGCATCTATCTCGATGCGCAGGGCTACACCGCGCCCTGAACCGCTCGTGACTTGGGCTTTGGCCACAGGCGCGCACACGGCGCGATAGTCCCACGCCCGCATGTCTGGCGCAGCCGCATTCGCATTGGCCAGACGGCGCGCCCTGTGCGCCACCAGGGGCCAACCCCAACGCCGAGGTAAGAAACCATGCCTGCAACAGCTGCGGCGGCGGTCACCGTCGCCCCGGAAACCCTGACGATCACCTGGCTGGTCGCTGGCGGGATCATCGCCCAGCTCCTGATCCTGATCGTCTTTCTCGTCCGGGTGGCCTGGTGGTTGTCGCACCGCTTCACGCTGATCGATGCGACCCTTGCCGGGAACGCCAAGGAGATTGTCGCTCTCAGGGTGGATGTCTCGAACGACATCGCCGGGCGCAAGGTCGTGGCCGAGGCCCGCACCGACATCGCCCAGATCAAGGCCACGATGGGCGAATTCCGCGAGCGCATCGACCGTCTCGAAAGCCACGAGGACGGGCGCAAGCACGCCTGATCCGCCACCCTCAACCCCAACCGCAACCCGACCGAAAGCCCGCCCCCAACAGCAATCCGGAACGGATTGCGTTCCGCAATCCTATGCCGGGCTTCGTCGTTTCAGGAGGTCGCCATGCTGCCTGCCCAATACCGATGGCTCGAAGCCGAGCCCGGCCCGCGCATGATCATCGAGGCGCTGAAGCAATACGGCACCCTCGAAGCGCCCGGCGACGCCGACGATCCGAAGATCATCGGCTGGCAGGCGGAACTCGAAGCCGCCGGTCTCGGTCGTGCCTATGCCGGCGTCTACCGCCACGACGCGATCCCATGGTGCGGCCTGTTCATGGCGATTGTCGCCCACCGCGCCAACATCGAACGCCGCCCAGAACGCAATCCGCCGCGTCTCTACCTTTCGGCGCTCGAATGGGCGGCGTTCGGCACGTCGGTGCCAAAGGGCGCCGCGGCGCTCGGAGACGTGCTCGTCTTCAAGCGTAAGGGCGGCGGGCATGTCGGCCTCTATGTCGGCCACGACGCTTCGGCCTTCCACGTTCTCGGCGGCAATCAATCTGACCGCGTGACGATCTTCAGGCTGTCGCGCAACCGGCTCGTCGCGGTGCGCCGCCTGGCTTATCGCGCGCAGCCCGCGAACGTCTGCCCGATCCCTCTCGCCGCGAGCGGAAGCCTCTCCGTCAACGAGGCCTGATCCAACCTAACCCAAGGAGATTTCCATGAACGCCGTTCTTCAGTTCGGTGCGGGCTACCGCACCTACATCATCGCCGCCGTGCTCGTGCTGGTGGTCATCATCGAGAAGGGCCTCGGCATCGATGTGCCGGGCGTCGATGTCGGTTCCGACTGGCTCACCCAAATCCTCGCCGCGCTCGGCCTCGGCACGCTGCGAGCCGGGATCACCGGGGCGAACAAGTGA